TTATGAAGTAGATTTTCGCAACCTTCCGTTCAAAGACGAAACCTTTTGGCATATAGTGTTTGACCCGCCACATATTGAGGGTTTGAGTAAGAAGTCATGGATGTGCTTGAAATACGGAACGCTTGACGCGACGTGGCGGGATATGATTCGCGCCGGTTTCAATGAGTGTTGGCGTGTTTTGAAAACAAACGGAACGCTGATTTTCAAATGGTCGTCGGTTAAAATTCCGGTATCCGAAGTTCTCAAAGTCATACCGCAGAAGCCGTTATATGGGAACAGAAGCGTAAAGTCAACGACGCATTGGATTGCGTTTATTAAAGACGAGGAGAGTGGTGAGCAAAATGGAGAATGAATACAAACCGCTCCGCTTGCTGATTGACGCAGACATGGTTGCGTATCTCGCCTGTCAACACGTACTTGAAGATGTGTCATTCGACGGCGACGTGCATACCCAGTATGTGTCATTAGCGGCGGCGAAGGACGAATACGAAACAATTTGTAATGAAGCGATTGAGGCGGCGTTAGAAGCATACAAAGCAGACAAGGTGAAACTTTACCCCTGCCATTGCTTCAGCGCTCGCCATTATTTTCGTTCCGAGGTAATGCCGACATACAAGGCCGGACGTGCACAAACACATAAACCGCCGGGGTATCGTGCATTAGAAGCGTGGGTTACGAACACGTACCGCGCTATTCATTGGGACGAATTGGAAGCCGACGATGTGATTGGAATACTTGCGACGCGCTATCCCAACGAATGCTTGATTATCAGCGGGGATAAGGACATGAAAACAATTCCGTGCCCGCAGTACGATTTTCTCCGACAGGAATTCAAGAATGTATCAGAGGAAGAGGCAACGCAGAATTTCTTGGTTCAGGCGTTAGCCGGAGACGCGACGGACGGATATAGTGGGTGTCCGACATTTGGTGATAAGACAGCGCGGAAGTGGTTTGAAAAGGACGGATGGAATTGGTCAACTGTCATAAAAGCATACGAGAGCAAAGGATTGACAGAGAATGACGCATTGAGGAACGCGCGGTGTGCTTACATTCTACATGACAAAGATTACAACAGAGAGACAGGGGAAGTGATTTTATGGACGCCATAAATCTTTCCCCTATTGAGGGTAAGCCCGGAACATTGACCGCTGACGAACTCGAAAAAGCAATGCGCGAAATGGTACGCGTGCAGAAAGAAATGGGTTCAGACCTCGCGAAACTTGGCAACGCAAACTATGTAGCGAAACAACTCTTTGAAATGTCTCAGCGAGGGCAGGTTTACAAATACTATAAATCCGGCGTTTTCGTTGGACTTATGGCGTTCGACGTTGCGTTTCTTTGGTGGTTAGAAAAACCTTTACTGATTGAGCAACTTGTTTTGTCATGCGACAAAGACGCAAAAGGCGTTCAGCGTGAAGCACTAAAAACGCTCGATTACTTGGCGACGAAAGAATATCCCTTTGTGGCCGGAATTGCGAGTGGGTGTCTTTTCTTGAAGCAACCACAGATTGTCATGAACGCATACAAGAAGAACGGGTACACGCAAGCAGCCCCGACCGCGTTAAAAATTTTTGATTGGTCTATGAGTAGGAAGCGAGGGAATTAAAATGGCAAGAGTAGAAGATGAACTTTTACCATTCGTAGATAAAAAGGTTGTGTCTTACCTAAAAGAAGTATATGACAATCGCTTCTTGCTTGAAATTGTAAAGAAAGAAGAGATGAACGCCGACGCGGCCATTGGTTACATGCGTGGCGTTCAGCAAATAATCGACCGGCTCGACGCGCTATCGACGCGTGATGACCCGTAAAGAAAGGAATGATAGCAGTGGGTTTTGTAGGAAAATTCTTCAAGACGATTTTTGACCCCGAAATCCCGCAGGCGCAAGTTATGCAACCTGAGATTAGCGGAAAGGAATTACTTTCTTCTACATCTTCCGCAGAGCCCGAGGCGCCGGTAATGGGAGCAAAGAACACAAGCAAAGGCGGCGGTGTTTCGTCCCTGCTTGTACCGAGTGAGAGTTTGTATAAAGTGCAAAGGAGGTAAGGACCGATGGGAGTAGTAGGAGCATTACTTGGCGGAGCGTTGCTTGGTGGACTCATGGGTAGTCGTGGCGGTGGTAGCTCTACGCCACAGCAGACAGTAGTTCAGCAAAAAGCCGCGCCGCCGCCCGCACAACCTGCCGCGCCTGCCGCAGATAGCGCACAGCAAGACCGCGCAGAAAGTTCACAGAGCGAAAGCTTGAAGAAACGCCGCGGCAAAAAAGGCTTGCTTGTCAATCCACTTGACAAAAGCGCGTCCGGCGGTGGCGTAGGAACGGGGTTGAATATCTAATGGCAACGATTAAGATATTCGACCACAATTCTGAAACAGCGCAAAGCCGGTATGCGAAACTCGAAGGCGAGCGCAAGAGCTACACAGACAGAGCCGAGAAGGCCGCAAAGTACACAATTCCCATGGCGTTCCCCAAAGACAGCGATACGAGCTCGACGGATTACGAAACGCCATACCAAAGCATAGGAGCGCGGGGCGTAAACAATCTGACCGCGAAGCTTATGGTTGCACTCTTTCCGCCAAACAGTCCGTTCTTCCGGCTCTCGCTTGGCGACGACGTGCAAATGGCGCTTGGCGATGACCCGAAAACGATTCAAGAATGGGAAGCGGCACTGAACAAAATGGAACGCAAAATCATTTCGTATATGGAAAGTCATCAGTTGCGTGTGTCATGCAATGAAGCAATTCTGCAACTCATTATTGCCGGAAACGTACTTGTTTTCTTACCGCCCGCGGAAGGTGGAATGAGATTATATCGTCTCAATAACTATGTCCTTCAGCGCGACGGTATCGGAAACATTATCGAGATTATCGCAAAAGAGAGGCTTGCTTTCGCTGCGTTGCCGGAACAGGCACAGTCTCTTATTGATGGCGCGGAGACAGACCCGGACAAAGCGTATGATGTTTATACGCATACTTACCTCGAAGAAGGCGTTTACAAAAGCTATCAAGAGGTAGAAGGAAAGATAATCGAAGGAAGCGAACAGCAGTATCCGATTGACAAAAGCCCATGGATTCCTCTTCGTTTGAAGAAAATGGACGGCGAGAGTTATGGCCGGTCATTCGTTGACGAATACATCGGAGATTTGAAGAGCCTTGAAGCTTTGTCTAAATCCGTTGTCGAAGTCGCGGCGGTTGCGTCTAACATTCTGTATTTGGTCAATCCGAACAGTGTGACGCGCATTTCCGACCTTTCCAAAGCACAGAGCGGTTCTTTCGTCAAAGGACGCGTCGAAGATATTCAAGTCTTGCAAATCAATAAGACAAGCGACTTGCAGATAACGACGACGGCAATTCAAGCAATTGAAAGCCGACTGTCTTATGCGTTCCTTTTGAATAGCGCGGTACAACGAAACGCGGAACGAGTGACCGCTGAAGAGATTCGCTATGTCGCTAACGAGCTTGAAGATACTGTCGGAAGTATTTACAGTATTCTTTCGCAAGAGTTCCAGTTGCCGCTGATTCGCCGGTTTATGGTGCAGATGACATTGGAGAATGTAATACCTGATTTGCCGCAGGGCGCAAAGGGAATCGAGCCTGTCATTACAACGGGCATTGAAGCGTTGGGACGCGGCCACGACTTGAGCAAGCTTGATACATTTATCAGATATGCGACCGTCTTTCCCGAGGCGTTCCAGTCGTCGGTCAAGCAAGCCGAAATTCTCCGGCAGATTGCAACCTCGCTTGGTATTGACGCGTCGGCGGTTGTTAAGTCTGACCAAGAAATGGAGCAAGAACAAATGCAAGCCGCACAAATGCAAATGGCGCAAAATGTCGCGCCTGATGTAGTCAAAGGCGCAATGGCGCAATAACATAAGGAGTGAAATATCATGGATACCACGAACAACGCGCCGACGGTTGATAACGCCAACGGCGCACAGAAAGCACAGGTAGACACGGCACAACAGCAACAGACCGCAAACATGACCGTACAAGAGATTGACGGTACTATGCGGGTTGAAGTTGAGCCGGGGAATATATCGCTTGACAACGACCAAACCGACAACGGCGCGAACGACGCAAACGCCAACACGCAGGGCGCAAACGACGGCGGAAACGCTGACAACGGGAACGGCGGCGGGGAAAGCAACACAACGGGCAATGCCGAGGCACAGGTTCAACAAGACCTCGACAAGCAGAAGCAGACGGAGCTGGAAGTCAAGGCGGACTTGGCAAAAAAGAATGTCGATTTCGACGCACTCGCCAAAGAATACGCCGACGCAGGGGAGCTTTCCGCTGACAGTCTGAAAAAGCTTGCTGACGCGGGCTATCCTAAACAGGTAGTAGACGCTTACCTTGACGGGCTGAACGCACGCATGGATAGGTTTGTCTCTACTG